ATGTCCTGTACTGATAAAGTTTCTGCCATTTTAATTCTCCTGAAAAATTGTATTCATTTAATAACTATAGTTTATTTAGATTTCCGCACCAGCATTTGTCACGACGAAGTCAAGAGAGATGAACTCAATAGAGCGAGTCGGCTGGAGGAAGATCTTACCACGGATCGTATTGTTTTCAACATCTTGTTGGGTCGTGGTTGTCGTATCGATTATAACTTTGTATCGATCCAGACCTTGCTGTTGTTGGATACGTCCAAGAATAGGATTAACTAACGCACTGAATCTTGCAAGTGTAGATTCACGATTTGGTTCGAAAAGAACTTGGTTTGCAACTGTTCTAACTTTACGACGCACATCGATGAGCAATCTTCTCACGTTCACTCGATCCAAAGCAGACTGAGCTTGAAGCATTGTCTTTTGTCCGAAAACAACTACGCTTGACCCGGTCTGTGGGAAAGAAGTGATTGGATTGATGTCTGAATCGTATAGAACGTCCATATTAGTTCTGTTAAGTTTAACCGCTGTTTCAATCGTAGAAGCCAAAGCACCACGAGCAAAACCAGCAGGAGCGTACCAAGGATGCGCAACAGAGTCATTCAATGACAACGCACCGAGTACAGCAACAGAAGGAGGAGCAACAACGTTATTGTCGCCATCCGCAATCACAAGATCGGGGAAGTAAGTCGCTGCAAACGAAGTATCCAAGTTTCTATTAGCTAATTCTTGTGCGGTGTTCGTAACACTGGTTTCTTGCGCACTTGTAAGAACAAGGTTGCCGTCATGATCGTAAGCAGGCATATCCATGATGTACAAGGCGTCGAAACGATCTTCGGTCTTGTCGATCGCATAGTCGGTGATTCCTGCCGATCTCATTCCGGGAGTAGCGAGCAATTGAATGTCAACATCTGATTTTTCAGCAAGAATATCAAGTGCTTTTCTAAACGCGGCAGTCGTAGAACCATCAGGCCCACCATAAGAAGGTGATCCATAAGTGTCCATTTCTCTGAACGCTGCCATCGTATTCATGTTCGCTTTGTCTTGATCTAAAATATCGAGTCCATCGAATCCACCTTGCATTGGCACTGTGAACTTGAAGAACTTCTTAGAAGCAGTAGAACCAAAGTCTTTTGCAACGTCTAAGTATCTATACCCTGCTCCAGAATTTTTGTTGTTTCCATCAGCATCTAGAAAGGAAGTTGTAGAACCAGACCACACTTCGCCACTAGCATTTCCGTCTCGGATATACACAGCTTCGTGCCACATTGTAGGATCAACAGCTTTTGTAACGTCACCACTGAGACATTTAATCCACAAGTTTTCTAACGAGAATGCGTTCGAGTTGTAAACGTCTGCATCGAGAGATTCACCTCCGTCTCCATCAGCAACACCATTGTTGTCACCCACCCACGCAGCTTGAGAACCAAAGTCTGGATACCACTTCGTAAGATTATCGACAAGAGAGATTACGCCAGTGTCTCTGTTCTTTTCCGAAGCAGAAGAAATCATCTGGTTTTGGATACCCCAATAGAATCGAGAATCTACAACTTTTGTAGAACCTTCACCGATTGACACGCTTTCTCTGAAAGGTACTGGAGGTTCGAAAACATTCAGGTGGCCAGCACCATTTCCATCAGACAATGCTTGACCGTCTAACACGAGGTGATTTTTGCCTTGGAAACCGAGTGGCAAAGCAGAAGCTTCCATCTGGCCAGATTCAACTTGGTCATTGACTTCGACTCTCACGTATTGAGAGTTATTAGGGTACAAGCCTTCTGTTACGAGTTTTTGCTTGCCAGGGTCTTTTTCAAATTCAAAGAAAGTATTTTGATCACCAATGACTCTTGCAATGTAACGATCAGAAGAAGGGTTCAAGTTCACGCCTGAAAATTGTTGCAAGATTTGTGGATCAAGATCTGTATCGTTTGCAGCCCTGATTTGTACATCGAAAGAACCGTAGTCGTTCGAAAGATCAGTAGACTTTTGGATGTTTGCGATAGAGATCTTTATTTGCCCGTGTCCTGCTTTTCCAGCATCCAACATGTGGAACTTGAATAATTTCTTGGGAGATTCACCTAGGGTCTGTGATTGGATCCAAGGAGTGTACGCGTGAGAGAATCTTGCTCTCCAGTCTTCGAACGTAGGGGTGTGAGATCCTATCGAACTATGCACACCACTTGCGCCCTCCGAGAAATCTCCATCTGCAGGATAATACGCACCGGGACGCAAAAATACAGATTCAGGAGTGCTAGATACAGAAGCTAGCTTCTCAGGAACATCGTAATGAGCGTACAAGTAATGACCCTTTTCTTGAATCTTTGTAGGATCGGTATTAAACACCTTAGAAAGATAGATAGGAGATGTCGTTTCAAACGAAGCAGTGAGAATCTTTTCATAAGAATCATTTGTGAAACCATTCAGAGCCATCACAAAATTACCGTCTGAATCGACCGTACCTAGACCATCAGATTCCCCTTGGTCTTTACCTGTGCCATACGTGCCAAACGCAGCAGAAGGAATTTGATTTTCCACAATCGTTGTGTCTTCGATTCCGGGAAGAACGCCACTTGGGAACATCAATACGCCACGAAGAAGATACTTGAAGGTATTCTGATCACCTGCTAAGTAGTCGTTTGGTTCGTCTTGAGGAGCAGAGCTTCTTGCAGCCAAGAAGTACACGCGGCCTCCGGGAGCATTAGGAGAATTTTCCAAAAGAGTAGCTGAGACAGGTGCGTCACCAGCAGTAGGATCTGTTCCTCTCCCCATCGTAGCAGTTGCTTCAGTAGTTCCGCCACTAGAGAAAGTCAAAGAAGTCATACCGCCGACGAATGCAACGTCATGACCACCACCGGTGAAATCTACTTGAGTGAATGCTGTATCAATCGCAGTCTCAAAATCGGTTACAGCAGCAGATTGCGACCATGTTGCTGACTGATAATTAACACCAGAAGCATTAATTTCTTGATAAGATATACCGTTCGCTGGATCATTGTCATCAGCCAATACAGAAAGACCTGTCCCATCGGTCCATTCGACACCGATCTTTGTGGTGTTATCGGCACCAGTCAATACGTAGGTAGAACCGATTGGCACGGGGATGTTTGCGTCAAACGCAAGTGTCCAAACTGCACCAGTTCCTGGGTCCAGAGTAACTTCGAGTTCACCCAAAGTGACTGCTGAAAAAATGGCGGCGGGATCGATAGGAGCATTAGCAGCTGTGAATACAGCCATCAAAGACGGAATGTTGTTTGCTGCGTCTGCAGTCGTCACAAATCCGGGGCCAGACAGATCAGGATCTGTACCTGCAGTTCCATCATCTAGAACATAGTGTTCGATTGCAGTGGCTAAATCAATTGTGATCGCCGGTGCCGCAGAAGTCACAGGTGAAGTACCATCAGAAAGAGGATTACTTCCAGTTCCGTATAATTCTCCTGCGCCAGCAGGGTGAGGTCCTGCTGTATCTTCCAAAGCAGCTACAATTCTAGGTGCCATCTGAGCAGCGGTGCATATCGTTGTATCACCAGCTCCTCCAGAACCGTCATGTGTAGCATCTATAATCACCAGAGTTGTTTGTGCAGGATCGTGCCACTGTGTTCCATAAACATTCGCATCAATCGCAGTATTAGCATCCCAAATTGGGAAGCCACCATCTTCTACAGCTAGACTATTAGCAGTTCTTGCTGTCGAATTAATTTGTCCATCAAACCAGAATATGAAATAACTGGATGTAGGTCCATCTGCTTTTGCTTCATATAAAATATAATTTCCATCTGCAATGTCTTGATCTCTCAGCGTCAAAGTGAACGCTTCTTCGACTGCAGTGTTTTCAACATCGTCATTCCCTGCAATATTTTCTGTGGAATTCGATGAGGTCAAAGAACTTTCAACTTCTTCACCAGCATACGGATTTGCAATTGGTATGTCTGCAGACCCATCTGATTCCATGTCTGCATAATCAGTGGGATTAACTCCCCCTGCAGTTGTTCTGTCTTTGTCACGCATTTGAAGGCCGACAACAAAACCGGCGTTCTTGACGTGACCATCTGATTGTGCTTTCTGTCCATCACCTACACCAAGAACACGAAGGAATAAACCACTTCGTGCGTTCCGCATCCATTCGTTTACCGCCATAGCGCCGAAGTGCTTCCCTTCGGTTCCACCGAAGAGATTCGCAAAGTCATTGACTGTTGCGAAGTTGACGGGAACAAATGCAGGTCCTTTTTGTGCGGTACCAATGATCCCTGCTGGAATCCCTTGTGGACGTACACGCCCAGGTGCTGAGAGATCTAACTCTCTCGTGGTGACACCGGGACTTCGTAAAACTCTTTCTGCCATTTTTTAGCTCCTAATAATTGTTTGATTCGTTATGGATAAGTATCTTACTCGAAAGAAACTCCAGCATTAGTAATGATGAAGTCGATCGCAATAAATTCGATCGTTCTTGTCGGGATTAACACGATCTTACCGTTCAATCTGTTTTCCTCTGCGTCAGCAGGCGTATTGTTTGTATCATCGCAAATTACTCTGAATTTTTCAATACCCGCCTGAGCTTGGATCAACGCCAATCGTGGCTGAACCAAGTTCACAAATCGTGCTCGAGTTTGAGGTGTATTCTGTTCGAAAAGAACGACGTTAGCAACTTCAACAACTTGACGCTTAACTTCCAGAAGGAGTCTTCGTACATTCACACGGTCCAAAGCAGATTGTGTAATTTGCATTGTCTTCTGGCCGAAGATTACGAAACCACCGTTAGGGAAGTTCGCAATCGGATTAATTCGTCTTTCATATAGATCATCTCTGTCAGATACGGACAATCTTGTTCTTACGTTCTCTACGAAGTCAAGAGCGCCTCTATTGAATCCAGCAGGTGCGAACCAAGGATAACTTACGTTGTCGTTATATGCCAACGCACCAAGCGCAGGAATAGACGCAGGAACAAGTACTCTTCGATTGTTGACAGGATCTGTGATGAATACATCAGGGAAGTAGGATGCAACGTAGTTGTTATCGATTGCTCTTCCTTCGAGATCATTTGCAGTATATTCAACATCTGGTCTAGAACCGGTGTCGAAGATTCTTTCGTTATCACCGTTCTTGTTAGGAATGTCCATAACATACATTGCCATCGAGTAATCTCTTACCTTTCCAGCAGCATAGTCTGCGACGTATGGATCGCGGATACCAGGGATAGCCAAGATATTCGTACGAACCGTCATTGAATCCGTCATTTGATTGATAGCTTGTCTGTAAGAAGCAATTACGTTGTTGTCTTTTCCTTTACCCATCATCGAACCATTGTTGGTACCTTCGAGGCCAAGACCGCCTGAAATTGTATTCGCAGCTTTACCGCCTGTTTCGGTCGATGCAGCTTTGTCGTTTAGATCTTCGATGTCCTCATCAAGGATATTAAGTCCGTCCCATCCACCGTAGAAGATGTTCGTGAACTTCGCAAACTTAGAGAACTTATTAAAGTTATTCGGCGTTGCGTCATGAATCAAAGATGCGAATGTGATACGCTGTACCGCACTGTAATTGTCTTTTACTGTATAGTCATTTGATCGTGGTGCACCATTTCTGATATAACATGCACTTTTCATTTCGGTGGTCGCGCTTCCAACAGTTGAAATTGAAGTTTTGTTTAAAGACACTTTAGCAAGAGAGAATTTGTTGCTGTTGAATGTGTCAGCGTCATCGACGAACAAGCCAGAAGCTGTCGTTCCACCTGCAATACCCATCAGCTTCGTGTAAGCTCTTGCAAGTCGACTTTGGCGACCTGAAAGATTCGATTGGAGGATTGAATCTGAACCAGCGATAGACGTTGATTCGATACGGGAAAGTTTCACACCAAAATACACTCTAGCATCGGCTCTTTCGTTATCACCTGCTTCTCCTTGGAGATTTATGTTTGATGATTTTACTTTTCCTTTTGTCGCCTTGAACGTGTAAGGAAGTGGTGGAAGATAAGCAGCACTTGCAACACCTCCACCTGCGTCTGCTAATAGGCCGTTGGTTTTCAACACGGGTATACCACGGAAACCAAATGGTAGTGCTGCTTTTGGTACTTGATCTGTATATACTGCTTCGTTCATTACGATGCGAATGTTTAGTGATTGATTTGGGTATCTTCCAGAGATAACCAGTCTTCTTTCTTCCGCAAGTTCTGCGTCAAAGTCGAATACGACTTTCTTATCTCCAATTTTTCTTGCAACAAAGTTTTCAGATCTTGGATCAAGTGAAACTCCAACGAATCTCTCGAGTACTTGAGGATTAAAATCAGAATCTTCGAATCTTCTTACGAGAACATCGAACGTTCCATATTCGTAGTTTGGATCTGCACTTTTCTTGATGTTTGCAATGGAAACCTTGAATGATTCGTTTGCAACGTGTCCATCAGACAAACATTCAAAGTGAAACAAATCATATTCTACTTTTCCAAATGGCTGAGAGATAAACGAAGTAGTTCGTGGTGCTTGGTATCTTGCATTGAACAAGCCATACATTTCTTTGAATGTATTTACACCTTGAGCTTGAGAGTAATCTGATGACGGATCTGTTTGAGTTCCTTCTGTGATTTCTACAGCGTACCCATCGTTAACACTCGCAAGTTCTTTTTCGATTGCAAAGTCTAACCAAAGGAGGTGACCTTCGGATTGAAATTTCTTTGGATCTGTATTCAAGATCTTACCGATGTATTTCGTATTATCCGGATCCAAAGATACTTGCATCACTCGTTCCGCCGCGCCTCTTGTTAGTTTTACCCAAAACAAATCGTCACTAGACGTGGTTGCACCAGTAAAAGATCCATTGGAAGCGTTGCTCAAAGAGATAGAGTGATCATTTGCATTGATAATCATAGCTCTGATAATTTTGACGTCATCATTCCCGATTGCGCTCGTGCTTGAGTCTAAAGTATCACCTGAGAACGTGGCATTGTCTGTGAAAACTGGATATCCAATGTCGCTTTGAGCAGTGATTTGGTGTGTTGCACCGATGAACTGTACAGACCCGGGTTTGATCGTAGTATCTGGCGGTATAGCCTTAAAACCTGCGTTCTTGGCGAAGCCATGTGCTCTCGTATTAGAAAAGTCAGCAGTTGTTGCATTCGCGCCAGCACCGAGAACTCTCATAAAAGTCACAGACTGTCGATGTTTTAACCATTCTCTTACCGCGTAAGGTGCGAATTTTTCTGGTGTTAGTGTTCCGAACCTGTTTTCGAAATCCTTAAACGTGCCCAACGTTAAAGGGACGAAGGCCGGCCCCATTTGCGCAGCTCCGATGATGCCCGCTGGAACTCCCGTCGGTTGTTGCTTTTCTGCAGTCAACTCGATCTCTTGTTCGAAGAAGCCGGGTGATTTGAAAGTATTTTCAGCCATTATAGGTCTCCTTGTTTATAATTCTGATGATAATTATGTAGTTGTTAGTCCAAAGTTTCAATTAATATGTACACAGTCTCGCCCTTCGAAAGGTTTTTCGCTTTGACCGTGGCTTTAGAAGCTTCACCCGTGAATGGATCCGTGAGTTCAACACTCTGTTCTCTCTTCGGAAGATTCGTAGGATTCGCTGCTAGAGTTTTTAATGATTCCTCGGTACCGTCTCGTATTTCTCCCCCGATATTGACAGAAAGTTCTTCACCCTGAGAATCCACGAATCCAATCGCTTTTCCGGGTAGAGGCTGTCTCTCCGTAAGAAAATCATCAAAGACGTAATCTTCGGGATTTCCTGAGGGTATTTTAGAACTTGAAACAAACGTAGGTTTCTCAACTTTTGTCTCGAACTCGACTTTGGGTGCGCTCACGTATCTTCTAAAAGGCTTCGGTGCACCCGGGTATTGAGGATTAATGATATATCCTGTGACTTCCATCGTTATAGAAGTCTTTATTACTCTTTCGTCGTCTAGATAACTGTCAAAGTTATTAGCGTCACTCAAACCGGACTCCATCGTAGCCACAAACCAATAACCTTTGTCTGTCTCAATTTTGAAGCTCCTTGCAGTTTGATTATTATACGACGTGATCACCGCTTCGATGAT